ATTGTGATTAGTAGATGTTTCATTTCTCTTCAGCTTTCAATTTTTCAGCTGTCTTGCAGAGGTCACTCCGTCGGTGTGGTAGCCATTTTCTTAGCGACTATTCCCCACCTGAATTCTCGAATTTTCTCAATAGGAAGGAGACGACCACCAAAATTATCACCCTCAATAACCACATAATTCTTATGAAACGTAATGGTATTTACCTTAAGAGATTGGTTCCCCGTGCCTTGCGTTGACGAAGCAGATGTTTGAAGTGTGTAGTATACATTAAAATCTCCTTCTAACGTGCGTAATGACGGTGAATTATCCGTGAATGGGACGAATACTTTTTCTTTTGAACAGCCCCCCAGGCATAACACCAACACCAAGGCTGCGATTGTTGTGATCAAATATTTCATAGACCGGTTATTGTAGTGCGTTGAAGTCAGCTTTTCAAGCCGGATTAACTGTTGCCGGAAAGTGCCGCCAACCTTAAAAACTAAAGGTTGAATGGCCGCAGAACCTCAAGATTTTGAGCCAGAGAAGCTAACTGCCGGAGTCACTTGGAAGTGGAAGAAAACTCATTCTGACTATCCTGCAAGCGAATGGACTCTGACCTATTACCTCCGCAAAGACGGAGCAACCGCCACAAGCTTTACCGGAACGGCAGACGAAGATTCGTTTCTGGTCACCGTCGCCGCATCGACAACGAGTTCTTACGCAGCAGGCGTTTACGACTTCATCGGTGTTGTTAGCAAGGCCGCCGAGAAGTTCATCGTGTTCGATGGCGTGCTCGAGGTTCTTGCCAATCCGGCTTCAGCTTCCGCATACGATCCGCGCTCACACGCACGTCGAGTTCTCGATCTGATCGAAGCCGCAATGGAAGGGCGCATTCCAAACGGGATGGAGTCGTACACGATTGGTGGACGGTCGATTAACAAAATCCCGCTCAAGGAACTTCGCGAGTTGTACGACCGCTACAAGCAGGACGTCGAACGTGAAGTTCAAGCCGAGCGTTTGGCCAACGGCAGGCGCAGCGGCAAAAACATCGGCGTGCGCTTTGGCAGGCCAAGCGGACACAACGTCCAAGGCTACTCCTACATCGGATGAACAAACTGATCACCCGCATTGCGCACCGACTTGGGTTTGCACCAATCCAGAAACGCAACTTCGCCGGTGCGGCTATCAACAGGCTTACAAACGATTGGCTGAGTCCAATCACATCTGCCGATCAAGAGATTCGTTCTTCACTCTCGCGGCTTCGATCGCGCTGCCGCGAGCTCGAACGCAACAACGACTACGTGCGCAGGTTCTTGGCTGGCCTCGAAGCAAACACGCTTGGTTCAACCGGCATCGGTTTGCAGATGAAGGTCACCGAGAATGGAAACAGACCGGACGCACTTGCAAACGATTTGATCGAACAAGCATGGAAGGAGTGGGGCAAAGCATCCAACTGCTCGGTCAACGGCAAGTTCACTTGGTTCGACATTCAGCGGTTGGCACTTCGTTCAACCGCACGCGATGGCGACTGCCTCATTAGGATGCTTCGCACCGCAAATGGTTTCCAGTTGCAGTTGCTTGAAGGCGACCGACTCGACCTGAACTACAACGATGAGCGACTCAAGAACGGCAACGAGGTGCGGATGGGTGTTGAGATCAATCGCTTTGGAAAGCCGGTTGCCTATCACATTCTCGACCGACATCCCGCTGATGTTTCAACGGTGAACGCAACCCGCGAACGCATTCCTGCCGAGCAAGTCATTCATCCGTACATCACCGATCGCATCGCTCAGACTCGAGGTTATCCTTGGATGGTCAGCGCAATGACGCGCCTGCAAATGCTGGGCGCATACGAGGAAGCGGAGATCACCGCAGCGCGTGTTGCTGCGTGCAAGATGGGTTTTCTGGTTAAGGACAAAGCGGACGGATACGTCGGTGAAATGGATGAAGCCGGAAACACTTTGATGGAAGTCGAAGCTGGCGCGATTGAGGAACTTCCAATGGGCACACGGTTTGAATCGTGGAACCCAGATCATCCGGTCGGCAACTATTCTGCATTCGTCAAAAGCTGCCTGCGCGGCATCGCTGCGGGTTTGGGTGTCAGCTACAACATGCTGGCAAACGATCTTGAGGGAGTGAACTACTCATCCATTCGCGCCGGTCTGATGGACGAGCGTGAGTTTTACAAGGCGATGCAGCGTTGGTTTATCGACTCGGTTGTTCAACCGATCTTCGACGCTTGGCTTGAGACGAGCATCCTCGACGGAACCATCAATCTTCCCGCAAGCAAGCTGGACAAGTTCAACGCACCGGATTGGAAACCGCGCCGCTGGGCTTGGGTTGATCCGGAGAAAGACATCAACGCGCAGATCAAAGCGGTGGACAACCACTTCAAGTCACGGCGTCAGGTGATCTCCGAAAGCGGTGGAGACATCGAGGACGTGCTGCGAGACATCAAACGCGACGAGGAGTTGGCTGAGAGTGTGGGTTTGGAAAAGCCTGAAGACTCATAAATACTTTATGGCCCAAATCACTATGCCAATGATTACCACACCAAAAAGAACAGTTCTCCAAGCTTCTCCACCTAAATGATCACTTCTTTGTTCTTCAGACATAGCAGGGCTTTCGCCTCCGCAGTGGGGACAAGTTGGAGCGTTTTTGGCGACTTCTTTGTGGCAGTAGTGGCAAAAAGTCAGATGCAGGTGTTTGTCTGAATCAACAATCATGAGCCAAATTAACTGTTGCGGGAAATTAGCAACGCACTGAAAGATTACAAGATGAACGGTGAAAAACGGTTCAGGGAACTAACAATCGATAAGCGTGCAGTCGACGAAGAGTCGCGCACGGTCGAGTTAGCTTTCTCAAGTGAAGAACCATACGAGCGAAGCTTTGGCGTTGAGATTCTTGATCACGATCAAAAAAGCGCAGACTTCTCTCGATTACATTCAGGAGCACCGCTTTTGGTGAACCACGATCCCAACGACCAGATCGGCGTTGTGGAGTCTGCACGCATAGATGACGACCGAGTCGGTCGTGCTGTGGTGCGGTTTGGGAAGTCCCAACGTGCTCAAGAAATTTTCGGCGACGTTCAAGATGGCGTCAGACGTTTGGTAAGCGTCGGCTATTACGTCAAACAGGTGGAAAAAGCGGAGCGAGATGGTGATGAGCTGGCTACTTATCGCGTCTCTTCGTGGCAGCCTCTTGAAATATCTCTGGTAGCCGTACCAGCAGACCCAACCGTCGGAGTGGGACGGTCAGCGGACTCTGAAGAGAGTGAACCACTTGTTGAAACGAAATCCGAAAAGGAACCCATTCTAATGAACGAAGATTCAAACACACTTACAGTTGAAGCTTCGCCGCGCATTGAGGTCAACGAGTCTGAGATTCGTAAGGCCGAGCAAAAGCGGAGCAAGGAACTGGTCGCTCTGGGAGCGAAATACAACTGCATCGATGAAGCGCAACGCGCCATCGAAGACGGCAAGGACGCTGGCCAATTCAGCCGGTGGATACTTGAGAACAACCTGAAAACCGAAGAGCCGACCGAGGTTCGCAGCGATGATGGTGAGATTGGTTTGAACGAGAACGAGAAGGAAAGCTACTCGCTCGTCCGCGCCATTCATACCTTCTGCGAAAAAGGTCGTTTCGACGGTTTGGAGTACGAAGCCAGTGAAGCTGCCAAGAAGCGTTACGGCCGCAACTCTGATGGCTTGGTCATTCCGACCGACGTTTTGAACCACGCCAGCAAGCGTGCTTTGAATGTTGGAACGGCGACTGCCGGTGGAAACACCGTGGCCACGGATTTGCTCGGAGCGTCTTTCATTGACCTGCTTCGCAACGCCTCTGTGCTTTCGCAAACAGGTGCAACCTATTTGAACGGGTTGCAGGGCGACGTTGCCATTCCTCGTCAGAGCGGTGCTGCAACTGCGTATTGGTTATCCGAAGTCGCAGCCGTCACTGACTCTGCTCAAACGGTTGATCAGGTGACGATGACTCCGAAAGGTTTGTCTGCTCAGACAACTTTCTCGAAGCAGTTGTTGGCTCAGTCCAGCATCGACATCGAGCAGTTTGTCCGCAACGACCTTGCGACTGTTCTGGCTATTGCTCAGGACTTGGCTGCTGTGAACGGTTCCGGTTCTTCCGGCCAACCGACAGGCATACTGGGTATCAGTGGTGTTGGCTCGGTCACAAGCGGTGGAACCTCCGCTGCT